GCCTCGGCCTGCAACCGTGCCGTCTCCGCTGCGGCTGCGCGCTCGGCTTCCTGCTCGGATCGGCGGTTTGCCCAGAACACGTTGTCGTCGGCGTTCGCCTTCAGCCGCTCGGCTTCCGTGTAGCGGCTCAACTCTGTGGCAATCTGCGCCTGGCGCTCGGCTGCGATGCGGTCGTCCTGCGTAAGCCGCGCGGCTTCCTGCTCGGCCTGTGTGCGGCCTCGGTTGACGGTCTCCTGATAGTTTTGCGTGGCCGACTGGCGCGCTTGCGAGCGCAGCGGATCGACCTGCCGGTTGATGTCGCGCAGCTTGGCGACGTTCTGCTGAAACTCGAGCTCACGGACCACGTAATTGCGGTAGGCGTCCATGCGCTGCGCCATCGCCGGGTCATTGCGCAGCGCCATTGCCGCCTTCGATACGCCGGGGTCCATCGGGCCGCCGCGAGCGAACGCCTCGAACACCGGGCGATACTGGCTGTCGAACTCCGGCGTGCGGAAGAACTGGTCCGACATGATCGGCTTCAGCGCCGCCTCACGATTCGGAGCAAGCTCGGTCTGGATTTTCTGCTCCAGCATACGCCGCTCGGCCGAGACGCGGTTGATGCCTTGCAGCGCTTCCGTGCTGGGCGCAGCCGGGCCAACCGGCTCGGGCGGATATTGCGGCATGCGCGGCCGCTGATATTGCGGCTCGACGGCAGGCAGGTTCGCCACCTCGCGCGCCACGTACTCGTCAGGCGTGATCGGTTTGAACTGCGGCTGGACAGGCTGCACACGCTCCGGCCGCGGCATGCGGCGCTCGGATGGTGCGGCTCCGGTGATCTCCTGCAGACGCTCCGGCGGCAAATTCGGCACCTGATCGTGCGGCAGGCTGTAGTCGAGCAGATTGCGCCGTATCGTGGCCTGGACGCCTTGCCCGAGGTCGCCAGCCTCTTGCCCGTTCAGCCGCTCGCCTATCGTGCGCTGCAACGATCCCTGAATATCGTTAATGTTGCTTGTGGCTTGGTCAGCGATCCTCTTGCCGCCGATTTGAGATGCCGAGGAACGGCCAGCGCCGCGCATCAGCGCGTTGTCCGAGACCGCCAGCGGCATTGGGCTCTCGATACCTGCCTCGCGCATCTCGCGCCAGCGGGCAGCGTTGGCATCCACCCGCGCCTCACGGCGGTTGAGCATCGTGTTGAGGCCCTGCCCGACACCGAACAGGCCAGCATTGACGAGCGGGCCCATGACAGCGCCTTCGCCAGCGCCGACAGCAATATCCTTGATCTGCTGTCCTACATCGCCGCGGCTGTGGCCGTAGGCATCGAGCGCGCCATATGCAGCGCCGTAGCGGGCGGCGGCTGGCGTGCTCTCGATCAGGGCTTGGGTTGCTGTCTGAGCGGGGCCGACAACGGCCATCGCGGCTTCGCGTGGAAGCGATGCAACGCCCTGAGCCACCATGCCGCCGGTGCGGCCGATGATGTTGGCCGGGATGTCTTTGCGCGCGACCGCCGTGCGCTCGTCCTCGCGCTTCAGGTTGGTCTGATACTCGTCCCAATAGGGCTGCCGCGAGCCCGTGACCTGGCTGGCAATCGTCTTGGCATGAGCCACGGCCGGATCGTAGAGGCCGAAGGTCAGCGTGTCGTTGAAGTTGCGCAGCGTGGCCTCGCCGGACCCCACCTCCTGCGGCTTGTTGCTCGCGACAAGCCCGCGCCGCCGCGCTTCCTCGAGAAGTGGAGCCTTATCGGAAGGTAGAATGCCGCGGCGCTCGGCCTCGAGCAGTAGGTCGAGCTTGCTCACTTGTTCAGCTCTTTCAGCAGTTCGTCATCCGAGAGGCCCTTGGCCGGGTTGTTCGGCGCTGGCGTTGTCTGCGTCGTCTTGGTTGCCATGTCCCAGGCTGCGCGGTCGTCGACTCCTGATTTCTTCGCGTCTATCAGCGCCTGATAGAACTGCTTCATTCGGCCGACCTTGTGATTGATCGTGTAGTTGCTATCCATCGGCTTTGGCGCGTAGCGATTCATGAACTCTTGCCGCTCAGCGTTCGACACGGATTTGCCGGACAGCGTGAACGCGATCTGCGTGGCAGCGCCTTCGAGATCAGACAATGCGCGCGCCGTCTCGCCGTAGCCGATTGTTCCAGCAACGGCCTGGACCGGGAGCGACGTGTTGAGCAGAATCTTCGACGCTTCGTCGATGACCTGCATGTTATGCTTCATCAGCCCTGCGTTTTCGGCGTCGCCCTTATAGACGCGATCGGACTTCGCCAATTCCTCGCCGCGCGGACCGTAGTAGTAGCCAGCGCGCGGTGGAGATCCGAATGCAGACGTCCAAAGCTGCTGTTCTTGGCGGAATTTGCGGTAACGGTCCTGCTGCTCAGGGGTAGCGCCACCAAACGCTCGTTGGCCGGCTGCTTCGCGCGTGGCAAGAGGATCAGACGCGCCTTTGCCATTCGTCACGATGCCAGGAACGTCACCGGCTCGGATCCCCCCAGGACCCCATTGCGCTTCGTCGACAACGTTTGAGGATTCGCGATCTCCGGTCTTCAATCGCATCGCGCGATTTCGTGCTTGCTCAAGCAGCGGCGGCACGGACGAGAATTCACCGGCCTGAGCAACCTGCACACCTCGCGGTTGCGGGCGTCCCTCGTCGAGCCGCATGGAGGCGTCGATATCGTCACGCGGCCCGCCGAGCCGCATCATGCCGGGCGGACGCTGCTGCGGTTGCCCTTGGATCACGACGCCGCTTGCAGATGCCGGCGGCGGAAGGCTGGGAACATTTCCACCCTGCGGCAGCGAGAACCCGCGCGGCTGCGCCTGCTGCTGCGACGGCGGGATGATCTGCCCTTCCTCTGTCATGCCGTAGGCATCGTCAAGCGTCGTCGCCTGAGGCTGCGGCTGTGCAGTTGCTTTTGAATTCAACGCTTTCGCGCTGGCTCTATAATACTCAGCATGCGCATTGTTAGCTGCAGCCGTCGCCAATTGCGCTGCAATTTTTGCTTTGCTCTCTTCTGGGTTATGTCCCATCCGATGCTTGATGATAGCTAGGCTCAGGTCTTTTCCGGTGTCCGCCGTCCACGGGTTAGCCATCATCGATCCGACCGACGACTTGAGGTCGCCGCCGTTCAGCGCCTGCGCGATCAGCGCATTGCCGCTGGCGCGCCCTTGGGCCTCGCCCTTGTTGGCGCTGCCGACCTCGTAGCCGCCAACGCCGCCCTGCAGCACGCGCGCCAGGGCTTGCGTCCAGTGCCCAACGGGTGAGGCGTCTGTCCCCTGCTGCATAAGGCCGGTGCCGTACTTGCGGGCCGATGCAACGTCCTGCGGTGTCATGCCGGTGAAGGGAGGGTAAGGCTGGGCCATGTCACTTCCCGAAGTATGATTTAGCGCCGGCGCCCGCGATGGTGCCGCCGATGCTAGCGAGACCTCCGAGCATCGCGTTGCGCTGCTGCATCTGCTGGTTGTAGTTGTTCTGTTGCTGGCTATACGCTGCGTTGTTCAGGCCGGCATAGTCGACGGCACCAACGCCGACCTGCGGCGTGTTCACGTAACTCGGGCTGATCGCGCTCTGGGCGAACTGAACGCCGGGCTGAAGCTCCTGCATACCCTGCTGCCGCTGCTGCAGGCCCTGGCTGAACATCTGTCCTTGCAGGCCGGTCACGAGGTTGTTGCGCGCCTCGTTCTGCTGCAAGGCGAGGTCGTTCGTCGCGCTCTTGTAGGCTTCCGAGGTCGGGTCGAGGCCCTGATTGCGGAGCTTGTTTTCCATCGCATCAGCCGAGCGCTGAAACCGCGGCTCCAGGTTGGCCGTGGCGTAGCCATAGGCGCGGTCGAACGCGGCGTTGCTATCGAGCCCGGACACGTCGCCCGCGCGGCTGAAATACTGCCCGCCGAGTGCCGACAGTCCGCCCGCCGCCTGCTGCCCGTACTGGCCTAGCTGCTGCTGCGCCGTGAACGTCGGGTTGCCCTGTGCGTCGGTGCCGGACTGCACATAGTTGAGCGAGTTGCCGAGCGCGTCTTGCTGGTTCACCCGGTTGAACGCCGCTTGCTGGAATGCCGAGCGCGTGTTCTCGCCCTGCTGTTGGCCGCCGACGTTGGCCGCGCTCATCGGCTGCGGCGCTTTAGGACTGTTGAATAGCGATCCCATCGGGCTCCCTCAGCCATCTGCATTCATGAGGACGCATCGAAAACAGCAACGCATCCTCGCCGGGTCCGTAGAAGTCGCGGGCCGATCCTTCGAAGCGGAAGCCGAACTTTGGCGCCGCGCGCTTGGTGATCTTGTTGCGCTTCGACACGCGGACCTCGAGGCGATAGACGCCGAGATATCCAAACACAGCGTGGAACATGTCGCGCACGGTATCGTTCGAGATCCGGCCGTAGACGTGAATCTCGGCCGTGGTCTCTGTACTCATCGTGATCACGAACGCGCCGCGCAGAACTCCGGAATCGTCAATGGTGCCGAGCGTCACGCACGGAAAACGCGCATGGGCTTGGTACTTCCGGGCCAGCCAGTCGAGAATGGCATTGTCCTGTCCCGCAAGCAGCCTCACAGGTTGCCCCCGACCTCGGCCATGACGATAAACCCGTTCACCCGCATGGTCTCGTCAGACGTTCCAGACGAGCCCCAGAGGTCAGTTCCCCACAGCGACACTCCCCACGCCGATCCTCCGGCCGAGACGCCGGTCTGCGCGCGGAATTTGATGCTGCCGAACGTGCCGATGCCGACGACGCCAACCCAATCCGATATATTCTGCTCGGCACCGCCCCACGATCCGACGTCCCAGCGAGCCGAGTCCCACGTTGCGCCACCGCTCGCGACGGCGGCAGGCGGCTGCGATAGGGTGTCCGTCTCGGTGAAATCCGTGCTCACTCCGATGGCCGGCCGGTTGGCGCTTGCCGTGGTGATCAGCGGCTTGATCAGCTTCCACTGCTTGACGTTCGCCGAGCCCATTGCCGAATAGGCGCACTGCCCGACAGCTGTAATCGGCGTGTCGATATCGGCCGATCCCGTGTCCGCCTTGTAGACGCTGCCGTCGTTGCCGCCGAAGTACAGATTGTCGTCGTAGACAATCCATGTGTTGGCGTTCATCCCCTCGAACTCGCACCACGCGCCCGTAAGCGTGTTCATCGCGTACTGGACGGCGGTTGCGGTCTCCGACGTCGGGACGTTGAGAATCAATCGCGTCCCCTTCGGATAGACGACGATTTCCCACCCGAAATTATCCCGGTACGCGCTTGCTGCTATCGTCATAGCCGCGCTGATGCGCTCGGTGATGGCGACGCGCTTGGCCTGGGAGGTGTCGACGCTGAGCACCTCGCTCAGAGGGAACACCCCTTGAATGGTGATCAGCAGGACGTCGGCGCCGTACCTTGTGAAGCATCGACGCCCGATCGGCGGCGGCACGTCGAACACGCCGACCAGCGACCACGTGTCGGCGCTCGCCGGGTCGGTTCCAGAGTAGACCGCGCATTGTCCTTCGCTCGAGATGAAGACGGCGTAGTCATCCGAGCCAGACCCACCGTCGCGGGTCCATGTCGCCATTGCCATCAGATGGCCGCCGCGGGTGAAGTTCGAGCCGAGCTCGAAACTCGTCGCGGATCCCGCGATGGCATCCGTTGCCAGATAGTACGCCTTCGTTGAATCCTTCAGCACCATCCATAGGCGCTTTTTGTGGATGTTGACGTTGACGACGTCGCTCGAGGTAACGCCCGTGAGCGACGGCGCTGCCCATGTCGATCCGTTGTAGTGGCGGCAGCTGTCGGTCCCGTTGCAGATCCAGAGGTATGCGCCGCCGGACGTGGTCATGTTGACCCACTGCCAGCGGTCCTCGCTCAGGCTCGTGACGGCTGACGATGCCGCCGCGTTGCTGGTGACGTCGTAGATCGCGCCGCCGCCGGCTGCGAACATCTTGGACGACGCCGGGCCGCGCCAGGCCATCAGCGTCTCTATTGACGTGTCGTCGGCGACAATATCCCAGGCGTGATAGCGATACCCGCGGCGGACCTCGCCGTAAGCACCGAGCGGAAACCAGTTCTTGAGCTGGACAGCGCGATCCGCCGGCATGGACGCCAGCGGCGACGACGCATCCCAGCCGCCGACCGGGAACGGGACAGCCTTCTGCTTGACGATAGCGACCTTGCGCGCGTTGGCGCGCAGCGGCTCTAGCATCATTCCATGAGTGCTTTCAGCAGGTCTTCGTTGGCGTCATGCCGCGGCGGCTTGCGGCCTTTGAGTTGAGCAGCGCGCTGCTCAAGATCCTTCGCCGCCCGCTCGCCTGGATAGCGCGCCTCGGATGCCTCGGAATCCTGTTCGCCGGCCAGCATGGCGGCAATGCGCTTGGCTGCGCTCATGACAGGTTCCAGCTTCCATCGGGGATTGTCGGCTTGGGCGCGGGATAACGATCGGACGGGCCGGTCATGTTGAGCGTCGGCGCACCTGCATCGCGGCCGAGCAGGCGCTTCAGGCGTAGCTCGTAGCTGCGGAATGGCTCGGTGTAGTCAAGCCCCTTGCGGCTCAGGAACCGCCAGATGGCGCCGAGTGCGATCAACTCCGCATCCAGCAGCGGAACGTCTGTGTCGTTTTGGAACTCTTCCCGCGCGCCTGTCGTTGTGTCCGAAGCGCTGGCCACCCAATACGTCGAGACGTACTCGTAGGCGTAGGTGTTGCCGGCTCCTGGCGTCGGCAGCAACATCAGATCCGAGCCGCGGTGCCTGAAGATGTCATGCACGGCCTGGATGCGGTCGCTTTTCAGCGCCTGCCACTCGCCGGCCGATGCCGGGCCAAGCACGAGGCGGTTCTCGGTCCTGTTCCAGAATGTGCCATCGACGAAGCGGTCGAAGTCGTCTGGAACGGCACCCGTCTGGATCTCGGTTGCCGTCGCCGTGAAGGTCTTTTCCTTCGTCAGAAAGCGCCACATATGCCGTGACGCGAGGTCCTTGCCGTCCTGCTGGATCAGCGACAGCATCAGACGTGCGTTGCTCTCACTGGCTCCGATCAGCGACGTCGGACGCGGAATACCGATCCGATCCGCTGCGCTCTCGCCAATCTGCAGGAGGTTCATGTGTTAGAGCCCCGTCGCTTCCGCGGTCGGGATGACCTTCGGAGGCCGGCCGCGGCGCTTGGGCGGCTCGTCGTCGTCCTCGTCGGGCGCGGCCTTCGCCAGCACGATCTGGCGAAGCTCCTCGAGCTGGTCCTGCAGCGAGGAAATTTCCTGATCCTTCTTCGCCAGCGCCTCAGCGGTCTTGACACCATCCTGCGCTTCGAGGAACCGCTTGGCGTTGCCCTGGAGCTCACGAATGCCCGGCAGGCTGATCCGGTTCACGATGCCGTCGCTTGCGGTCGCGATGTCCTCGACGGAGCGCAGCCCGGCGGTGCGCAGCACGTCGGCCTGCTCTGGCGTGATGCCAGGCCATGCGGCGAGCGGAATGCCGTGCTCGGGCGTCTCCTGGCCGGCCTTCCACGCGGAATAGTGCTTCTCGATATACTCCCATCGCTGCTTGGCGATGTTCGATGCCACGTCATCCGGGTCCGGCGCCTCGCGGATGCGGCGCAGATCGGAAATGCGGGCGACGGTCGTCGAGCGCGAGGCCATGCCAACCGCGCAGTATTCCACCTTATCGATCGGCACGAGGCCCTTGGCCGTGCGCTTGTACTCGGTCCAAAACTTGATGATGCGGAACGGCGCTGTTGCAGCAGACATGCGTGGTCCTTTCAAAGGAGGGCGGCAGCGCGAACGCCACCGCCCCTTGCCTCAAGGTCAGAACGGGAAGTCGCACATGATGATCTTGGCCGACGCGTCGATAGCGTAGGCCACGATTGGATCGGTTGATGCGGTGCTGACGTCGAGGGTGCCATCCGTGGCGCCCGTCGCCGTCAGAGTATCGCCATCGGCACCGGCCGTAAGCGCCGGAGTGATGGTCGCCGGACCCTTGATCTGAATCCAGCAGTACTCGCCGTCACCCGGTGCCGACTGCAGCACGCCGGCACCGATCTCGGACGAATCCGATAGGTCCGACGTCACGACGCTGGTCGCACCTGCCGACGCGCCAGACGGCGCGTAGTAGTAGCAGATGTTCCCAGCCACCGCGGCGACGGAGCCCGCCCCGGTGTCATACTGCACGAACTTGTAGATCTTCCCGCCGGGCGCCGTGAAATGCGCGCCGACGCCAGGGGCGTTGCCCTGGGTCTCGAGCTGGTCAGCCGTCCACGTGCCCGTCAAGAGGGCACCCACAGTCACAGTCATGGTGATGTCCTTTCAGTGATCGGATCAGGTGGCGACGTCGAACAGAACGCCCTGGCGAGAGCGGTTCGAGGTGATGACCTGGCCCATCCAATAGATCGGGATGACAACCGCGTCCTGATTGACGGGGGTCTTCTCGTCGTCCTCGGTCCAGCGCGCGTCGGGGTGCTCCATCAGATAGAGGTACTTCGTGTTGAGGAAGTACATCTTCTCCGCGGTCGTCCCGAAGTTGGTGTTGTCGTCGAAGATCACCGAGGCCGACTTGTACTTCAGGGCCTCGAAGCCGGCCGCCGCCATCTTGGCGTCGGCGTAGCGCTGGAGATCCTGCAGCCCGCTCTCGTAGAGCGAGTACATGTCGTGCGAGGCGACGATGATGTTCGGCTTGTCGTTGCCGACGTTGGTGGCGAGCCACAGCGTATTCATGCCTGCGCGGAGGTTGGCGTAGGTGAGCGCCGTTCCGGTGTACGCACCGTCCACCGCCACGTCGCCGCCAGCCACCTCTTGGAACTTGTTCTTCCAGAAGGTGTACGTGCCTGCAACGATGCCGCCGACCGTGCCGGTGCCGTCGTTGGTGACGAGATGCGCGAGGCCGCCGATCTGGTTGGACAGAGCACCGTCCGAATAGAGATCGATGCTCATGTTGTTGGCCGCCGTGGCGAACGCGACGTCTGTGCGCGCCTTGACGAGGTTGATCATGCGCTCTTCGGAGTTGTTCATCCGAAGCTCGCGGCCGGACGCCGTGACGTGCAAGGCGACCTGCGACCAGTCGTATTTGGCAGACGACAGCACGTCGGAGGCGCCGATGTTGAGCGTGTCGTAGCCGCTGTAGCGCTGATACGTCGAGTTCTCGGCGTAGCTCAGCGGAATGGCGATCTCATAGCCGCCGCTGGCGTCCGTCTTGATGTGGCCCTGCTCCTTCAGAACGGTTAGCAGGCCGTTGTGGTCGGTGACGTTGTCGACAACCTTGCGGTAGTGCTTCCGCATGGTCGTCGTCACCATTTCGGTGAACGTTGAGTTGGGGCTTGCCATGTGTCTCTAGCCTCTTAGGCGTTGGCCCGGCGCCAGATTGCACGAAGGTCGTCATCGTATGACGCCTGCGCTTTCATCGGGACGGAGCCGTTGACGTTGATTGCGGACGCTCGCCGCGCGAGTTCCGCATCGCGCTTGCCCGCCTCCAGCCGCTTTTTGTCCGCCTCGGCCTGCTGTTCGGCGAGGAGCTTGGCGCGAGTGGCGGGGTTGGCCCACCTGGCTCGGTCGTAAGCCTCTTGCAGAACATCCTTGGCAGCGAGGGTAGGATTCGCGTCGCGGATGCGTTTGACCTCAGGAACGATGTCGTTGATGAGGTCCTGAAAATCGGCCTTGTCAGCCGAAAACTTGGTTACTTCCGCCTCATAGCTCGACTGGCGCGCCTGGTACTCCTGGGCCTCTCGGCCTTCGACCTTATAGCGCGTGTCTGCTAGTTGACGCTCTAGGTGCTCCACCCGTGACATCGCCGCGTTGAGTTGAGCAGTGATCTGCTGTGACTGCGCGTCGGTGGACGGGATGGAGAACGGGTCGGACAGGGCGGCAAGGTCGATGCCTTTGGCCTCTGCAACCATCTTGATGAAGCCGACAGGATCGCGCTCGAGCGCGGCGTCGGCCTTGAATAGGTGGTCCGTATAGGTGCCGACGTCCTTGCCGCTGGCGCGAATGCGCTCGTAGTTCTCGCGGATCGTGTTGTGGACCGGCTCGTATGCCTTTGCGAACTGGCCAAGCTCGCTGATTGCCTTGTGGCTCTGCGCCTCGCGCTGCGCGATGTGCTCTTGCACCTGCGGCGGCAGCTTGTCCCAATCGGCCTTGGCTTCCTTGCTCCAGCTATTCGGGGGCGGGACGACAGGCTTGGCGGGCTCTGCCGGCTTCTCGGCTTCGGGTGCCTTGGCCTCGATCGGCTTGGCTTCAGCCGGCGGCTTAGCGGTGTCGAGCTTGTCGGCCGGGGCAGGCTTTCCGTCCTTCGGCGCGAACTTCCCGTCTTCCTGCCGCTCGCGGTTGGCGTTGCGGAACGCCTTGCGGAGATCGTCATTCAGCGCCTTTTCTTGCGCCTCTGCCTTCGATGCGGTGTCCTCTACTGGCGGCTCTGCCTTCGCAGGCTCGGGCGCTGGCGTATCGGCAACAGGCGTCGGCGTCTCGACTTCAGTCGAGGTTAGCTCGTCCATATGATGACCTCAGATCGGCAGGTTGTGCTTTTTGGCAAAGCGCTTGTTCTTGAATCCGCGCGGCTTGGGCGGGTCCAACTCGATGCAGCCGTTGCGGGCGAGATCCTCGCGGCGATGCGAGCGAGACGTGATCAGAGAGCCGTCGATCGGGCTGCGGTACTCTGGGATATCGCGCATCACCATCGGCATGCAAATGGCGTTGGCTACCTGCATCGGCTCTCGGGTCTTGCGCTCCACGAACCGGCTGGCGTCCTTGTCCCAGACGTAGCGGGTCATTGAGCCCTCCCGTTCATCGGCTGCATCGATGCCTTCTGCTGCGCCATCTGTGCGTCGATTTCAGCGCCCTGCTGCTTGGCCTGGAGGTCGAGCGCGAGACCTTGCTGTTTGAATTGCAAATCCTGCTGCTTGGCCTGCATATCCATCTGATGGCCTTCGCGCTTCATCGCCATCTCGTCTTGCTTCGCCTTGGCCTCCATCTCGGCCTTCTGCTGCTCAGGGTTCGGCTGCTGCTGCTGGGCCTGCATGAACTGCTGCATCTGCACTGTCATCTGATCGAGCGCGTCCTCGGCCTGCTTGCCGAGATCGAACTGGCGGGCGAACGCGGCATAGACCTCCGTGAACATCGGCAACAGCGGCGGGGCCTGTTGCACGATGCCGCCGACCGCCTGGGCAAACGAGGCCGTGCCCTGGATAAATTGGCTCATCTGCTCGAGCTTGCGTCCGACGTCGCCGCGGATGGTCGAGTCCGTCTCGATGTCGATGCGATAGGAGCGCAGCGCGTCAGAGCGCAGCAGCTGCTCAGCTTCCGGCGTGATCTGCAGGCCCGTCATGATCTGAAGGTTCTGCGTCGAGAAGCGCTTGCAGATGATTGCCGCCTTCATGCGGAACAGATCACGGGCGCAGCGCTGCACCTCCTTCTGGAAGTGCTGAATTCGGAGGCCGGCGTACTGACTCTTAATATGCTGCGCCGTGGCGGTCTCACTAGCCTGCGTTGACCCGCGCACAATGTCTGAAAGGCCCGTGACCTCGTAGATCGTCTGAATGATGCGGTCGCGATGCTCGTATAGCTTCTCGGCAACCGCCGCGATGATATCGATCGGCCAGTTGAAGATCCCCTTCTCGATGCCGCCCTGGCCGGAGAACTTCGTGGCATCCTCGACAGGCTCATAGATTCCGTCGTCGGCGTTCTGCAGCTTGACGAAGTCGGCCTTCATTGCGGAATCATACAGGCCCTTAGCACGCAGCTGCTTGACGAGCTTGCTGATGCGCTTGGTGACCGTGTCCAATTCCTCGATCAGCGTGCGATAGATCTCGAACGGGCAGATCGGTGTCAGGCTGGAGAGGCGATAGACCG